CGTTATCTTCATCTAATTCTTCGATAGTTTTTTCCAAAACATTTAGAGACCCAACTTTCTTAGTGTGTCTTCTATGCAAATTTTTATTATTAATTTCGAAGAGAGAGTTTTTCAACTCATAAAACTCATTTATTTCTGCGGATAAACAATCAGTATAGTTGCTCAAATCTTTTTCAAAATCTCCATTTAATTTTTTAGCAAAATGAGACTTTGTTGTTTTATCATTTTGGTTTGGACCCCCATATCTGTGAAAAAGTTTCATTAAATCACATAAATTTACAAATGCTTGTTTTTTTTGTAAGTCAGTCTCTTTTTTTGATTTTTGATATTCTCTCCATTGTCTTTCATTAATGAGTGGGGACGGAATCTGTGTTGACACGTGAATGCCTAACAATTCTCGCTCTAATTTTATCCATTGGTTCACATCTGTTTTATCATTGTATTCGGGATTTAACAATGCTACTAATAATTTGTAAAAATTACCCGTAAATGTATATTTGTTAAACAAATTATATTTTCCGGACAACGATATATAATCGGTTATTTCAAATGTATCATCGTTTGTTTCTGTCCGAAAATTAAACGGATTTCGATCCTCTAAAATAAACTTTTTCAAATCAGGAATTAAATGAGCATATTTATTTAACATCAACATTATTGTACCATCCCATGTATCTCTGTCTTCTTTTGTTTCAACAATAGTATCATGAAACACAGTTAAATAATTCAAATCTAAGTCTTCATTTGATTCAAATGGCAATTCTATTTTATAATGAAACAAGTCTAAATGAGAAATATTATCACTGACAACAAAATTATTGATGGCACTTTGAATTTCTTGATTGTTAGAATCTTCAAATGTATATGTAGTTTCATCCAATCGAACAAATTGTTTGTTTTCATTATAACTATTTATAATATTTCCACGATAAATTACATTGTATTTGTTAAATACATATAATTCATTATTATACATCGGAATTTTTCCTCCATTAAATTTATGTTTTTTTGTTTTTTTGCTCATATAAAAACAACATACAATTCTCTCTTTCGCTTTCCCATTCTTATATATTTTGTCAATGTAGTTGTAAGATTTCACCACGAAGCCGGTGGAATCGACTTGTAAGATTTCACCACGAAGCCGGTGGAATCGACTTGTAAAAAATTGAATAGTTTGTTGTATTGCTTTATTGATAGCAAATTAGAACAATGTCAATCACTGCTGTTATCGTTTATGGATTCAATGAAGGCAATCATGAATCTTGCCTTGATGAATATTGGTTATCTGAAAATTTTCCGAATGTTCATATCTATTCAACCAATGAAGATATTAACAATCATGAAAAAATTTATGGTGTCGAATGTGATATCGATGAAACCACTGGAATTGTTTCGATCGCCCCTGAGAAAAAAGAAGAAATGCAAAAACTTTATGAAAAATTCGAAAAACATCATGAAGGTAATCTTGATAAAGATGTCAGTGTATTAGGATATCATCTCGCATTGGAATATGATGATGTCGATGTGTTATTAAAAAATATAATGTTATATGATTTGGATGAATTCAATGTTGATGAATCTGATAATGAAAGTGTTTCAAGTGCTAAGAGTTGTGAAAGTGATTATCAATAATATTCTATTTCTCTTATATTATAAAATTCAAAACATAAAAAATATAATTGTATAAAATATATGGAGTCGCTTTTTCGAAAAAAAATTAATATATCTGTTCAAAAACGAAATGGTCGTAAAATGACAACAATTATAACAGGAATCGACGATGATATTGATTTGCCTAGAGTGGTATCGCATATAAAAAAGAATTTTTCATGTAATGGTAGCGTTAAAAAGGATAAAAACGATGAATATTATATTCAATTGTCAGGAGATAAAAAGAATGAAATGTATGATTTTTTGATTCAACATGAAATTGGTGATGATGATAACATTATTTTTCATGGCATTTAGAAATTGCTGGGATTCTATGATTATAATGGGTCATGTCCGTTAAATGTGATTTCAATACCAAGAGGATTACAGTATTTTTTTAATTCTTCAATGTATGGTTGAAGATTGTCTCGGGTGTAAGCACAGAAAAACCCACTTCTCATGCGTCGTATATATTCAGAACCATCAAGGAATACTTTACCCTTAAAATAAACTGTAAATTTACACAAATAAAACATATCAATATATTTTGGTTTTAATAAACATATTGATTCGATATATAGTTGACTATAAATGCGTTCTCGGTCATTGTCAAATTTCCCGTATAAATTAGCTACAATAGATGGTTGAACAATCGGATCATCCAGATGAATAAATAATGGGGAACATATTTCAATATGACAACCATGAACATATTTTTTCCCAATCAATATTTGACAGCCGGTATAAGCCGACATTTTTTCTTCGACACGACCAATAGAAGTTGATACTGATTGCATTATATATCCAATTTCCTCTTCTTGATTTCTGTCTTCTTCAATTAATTGATTGATTTTATTATCATGTTCACATGATAATATTGTTATTGTTTCCATCTTGTGAGAGATTTCATTAATAGTTTTCTTTTGCTCTCGATTCTCTTCGGTCATTCTTTTCAATAATGACTGAATCGCATTATTTTGTTCACCGATTGTTTTCTTTTGTTCTCGATTCTCTTCGGCCATCATTTCCATTCTTTCCAATAGAGATTGAATAATCTTGTTTTGCGCATTGATAGTATTTTCCAATTGTCCAATTTTATCAACGATAGAGAGATTTTGAAACATTGTGTGAGAGATTTTCTTATTTGTTGGTTTTGACAATAAAAAATACACATGTTCAATTTTGTACTTACCTTAGAATTATAGTATAAATAGTTTACAGATATTCACGTTCCAAATAAAACATATCAAGACTGTATTTACTTTGTGTAATATCGATAGGTTCCATATAAACCTCTATCGATGCTGTCGCAGGATATGACATCGACTTTGATTCCAAATAATAACAGATTGGTACTTCACGATAAGAACGATATAACATTACCCGACGATGATATTCATCTGTGGTTCCTTGATAATTCGCGTAATAATTCAATAATAAGAATCGAACCAATTTCTTAAACGATGGAATCTCCAAGGGTTCAATGGTTCGAAGAAGTTCAACCAACAATTCACAATCAGTCGTGCCTTCGAATTTTATCGAATTAAATCCATAGGTGTTTGAAATAATTACTCCCACAACCGATTCAACGGTTTCACGATTCCATTGTCCTAATCTCTCAATTATTTTAAAGCCACCGATAAAACTAGCGGTATCCCCATTCACTGCGAGAGACGCGCATGAAAACCATTCACTTCGCAATCTAAGCAATATTGATTTCACGAAATATTCAGGATACGAAGTGGTATCATAGTATTCCCCGCCGAAATAGGGACCGATATAACTCGACACAAAATAATCATAACCATCCACTAATTTCGAAAGAGGTCGCGTCATGATAGTCGATACAATTTGTTGTTTTATGCTCTCTAAAAACTCGGCAATAAGTTCCACCGATTTCGTTTTATCAATGCCCCCGATTTTCTGAAACAAATTCCAATAATTTTCCACTAATTCCACATAAGACGCATCCCGTTTTCCCCACATCTTTGCGATGGATGGCGACGACAATCCTTTCAATTCCTGTAAGAGATTATCGATTTGGAGTTGTTTTCCAAGTCCATCTTCCATCATACATTTTCTTAGCATCGTCTCCAACGTTGAGAAACCCGACAGTTGAATCATCGAATCAATGAATTCCTGGTCTTTCAAGATTTCATAGACTTTTTCCTCTTGAATTTCTGATTTCAAAGTGCTGAATTTTTTTCCCATTTCGTTGACGCCGATTTTCTGGATTTGTTGGGGTGTCAATTTGAAATTCTCTCCATATTTTTTCACCATACGATACAAATAAGCATCGAGAGCACAAAACGGAATAATACCCAATAATTGTGAACTGATCTCATTTTTATCAAATTCGCCTTTCACTGTGCTCTCCACTTGTTCAAACATCTCCGCCATTTCCCCGATAAGAATCAATTTGCCGTTTGCGTCGAGTTGCATATCATCTGCTTTATTCACAATAACAAGAGTGTAAATCTTGCGACCCTTATGATGTAATTCGGTTCGAGTATTGGTCGCAATGAATTTCAAGATATCCATTTCGTCGCTAGTATTGAGACCTGAATTAATATCGACAAAGAAGAGGATCACATTGAATTTATGGAATTGTTTCTCGAGATAAGCATAATAGATGTTTTTCGTGCGTGCGTCATTGAGTCCAGGAATATCGTAAATGTTTACGAGAGCATCATCGAGTATACGGATATCTAGTTTTCCAACGTTGAAAACAGTTTCATCATAATCATTTGCTGATAATACTTGTCCAGATTCGGATTTTTCGATTAATTCTTTATTTTTATCGGCAATTTGTTGAAAGATTTCATCAGGAATAACGGCGATTTCATCTTGGGCATGTTCGACATATACGGTAGGGACCATGGTTGTACGTTTGATTTTACAGTCTGTGAGTTTTTGACAGAATACGCCATTCAAACCTGTCGATTTGCCAGTAGAAACGCCACCGACAAAACAAAGATTCACATGATTGTTGGGGACAACATTGGTATGGATGGTTTCCACTGGGTTATCTAGTCGATGTTGTTCTTTATTACCGCGTTTAGAGACATTTTCCGCAGGTACTTTTTTTACAACTTTCTTGGCAACTGGAGCAGGCGCAAACCCATCGAGGCGGTTATTTTCAGCAGTGTTGATAGTCATTGTTAGATAATTCGATTATGTTTCTCTTAAAAGTAAAACATAATTAAGTTCAATTTTGCGAGAGGTTAAAAGTTAGAATCTATTATAGCAAAACAAAACTTGTCAAATTGAGTGTTTCCGGAAATAATAATTTGGTCAATGATTGTTTTAATATGTTTTTCATATTCTTTATCATCGACAACTATATCAAATTTTACTACATGAATATGATTGTCACATAATTCTATTCTGATTATAAAATCATTGTATTCTCCATATGTTCCATGTTCATTTTTGATAATATCAAATTTATTTGTACAATAACGCCATAATGAATAATTATGTTTTCTAATAATACAATCAATCATATGATAATCCATATTATAATAATGAAAAATGTCTATAAACTATAAAAAAAGTACAAATTATATTTCTAATAATATTCTACATAATTAATATATTTTACATATTTAATTTGACTCCTTTTGCGTCACATAATGTTTGTAAAGCGAATTTGTCAATCTGGTTGCAATTCTTTATCATAATGGTTTCTAATGGACATGTCATTTTATCGAAGAACTGTCGGACTCCATCCATATTTAATGTATCGTAACAATTTGCGATATATATGTGTTTCAAGTTTGGTTTATTTGCCAAACACAATAATTCATTATTATCAAAACGTTGAGAACTACTATTATGAATATTAATAGTTTCCATAGAATCATATCCAACCTTTAACATTGTACGACAAATATAGTCATTGATGTTGAGAGTCTTTAAATTTGAAATGAATCCAGCAAATTTTGTATTATCGTTTAAACTTTCAACTGTGATTTCCGTACTAATATTTTTCGGATCAACTGATAATCCAGCATGAATACGCATTGCAATATCATTTCGATGTCTGATTTGTTCTATTTCCTGTTTCATTTCATTTTCATATTTTGTGAGCCTACCGATTTCCTGTTTCATTTCATTTTCGCGTTCGATAAGTCGTTGTTCGAGTTTTTCTATTTGTTCACGACTTTCTCTTAGTTGTTGTTCCAAATCAAAGATTTTGAGAGATACTTCGCCATCTTGTCCAAGGATTTTTTCTCTCAACAGAATATCGAATTTCAAAGTAAAGATACTTTCCAAACATGTTTCAAAACCACATTTCATAATTCCATTATTCACTGAGAATTCCACAGTTTCCTCGGATAAACATTTATTAATAAGTCGATAAATATCTGAAATAGTTCCTACAAGTCCACGAATTTCTTTAGGATCAGTATTGCCCTCATAACAAGTATGTGTGAATTTATCCATGATTTTCATATAAATCGCGCGTTCAGTGCAAGAACACATAACATAGAGGTTGTTAATTTGATAAGATTGAGTTGACATTGGTTTCAGTGGTTCGGATTCCATTATGTTTCTCTTAAAAGTAAAACATAATTAAATTCAATTTTTGGGAGAGGTTATTGTTGTTTAGTTTTTGCGGCTCTTTCGACTCTTGCGACTTTTGCGATTTTTACGGCTTTTGCGGCGTCCACCCTTTTTTTTGTCAAAAGGAGCATTTATTACATCAAGACATTCTTCAGGTACTTGGCTTAAATCAAGATTATCTTCATTTTTACGTAAACGTTTTTTACAGAGACCTTCAAGACCGAAGGATAAGTTTTTTTCATTAGAAACTCGCATCAATTCTTTCAATGTTTCTGGAAATAATTGTTCTAACATTTTCAATGTGTTGATAGAGTTTTGTTGAATAATATCGCATTTTTGTATGATGGCTGTCAATTCTTGGCGAGACATACGAGTCATTATTACAGATTGACCAACTCGCATAAGTGTTCCAAATGGCTTTAATCTGCGTTTAGATTCATTTTGTTCCATAAACGATTCAAATGATTTTATTTTATTAGAAAAAATACGCTCAACGACATCAATAATATGTTTACGTATTTTTTGGTTATTTTTTAACTGTTCCAGTTCCAGTTTATATTTACACAATTCAGCAATATGCTCAGATAATTTTTTAATAGTTCTAAATCTCTCTATCTTTGGCATAACATCTTGTTTAAGTTCGGAAACTTTATTATACACACCATTTAATTCTAAAGGTTCTTCTTCTATTTTAATATTTTCAATCACTTCATTTAAAGAACGAATCAACGAATCAAACTCATCACGTTCCTGAGAAATTTTTGTTATAACAGGGTCCAATTCCGTTTCGTATCCGGGTTCATTAAAACCTGCCATATAATAATTTTGGATATTTTTTGTCACCCCCAAACAACAATAATAAAACTTATATATTTTATTATTGCGAAAAAATATGGTTTATACATACATCGAGTTCAAAACTGATTTACTAATGCATTCTTCTACTTTTACTAATCGGTCGACATCCCTTTTCGTGACTGTATAAGGAAAAACGACTTTGCCAATTCCACCTTCTTTATCGAACAAATCTTCACCATTTTTGACTAATCGATACAGATTTAATTTCGTATGAATAATTTCCAAGGTACGTTTTAAATTGCGAACACCTTCTTCACCTTTGGCTTGATTTTCAATAATATGAGAAAGCACATCATCTCCAATAACAACATCATTCTCATCGAAATTCACTTGTTCACGGATTTTGGGAAGTAAATGTTTGCGCGCAATCACAATCTTATCTTTTGCGCTATATCCCTGTGTTTTAATACGATACATACGGTCTTTCAAAATCGGATTCACTTTGCTTTCATCATTATAACTGAAAATAAATAGACATTTGCTTAAATCGAAATCAATCCCATTAAAATATTTATCATGGAATTGCGAATTTTGCGAAGTATCTGTCAAATGGGTAAGAATACCAATAATCTCTTCTCCTCGAGGCGTATCACTGACTTTATCCAATTCATCAAAATAAATCACAGGATTCATACATTTGGATTCAATCAAGATTTGAACAATACGACCCCATGAAGAACCTTCATACGTATAAGAATGTCCCTCTAAAAAACTACTATCTCCTGCACCACCGAGAGCAATAAAAGCGAATTCACGTCCGAGTGTGCGACTGATGCCTTCTTTCACTAATGTGGTTTTAGCGGTTCCAGGGGGTCCATGGATAGCAATAGCAGTGCCAAGTGAACTAGGATTCGAAATCCATTGTCCCATCATTTGCATTACTTGTGTTTTGGCATCATTGAGTCCATACACATATTTATCAAGAGATTGTTTCGCGGACATCATAAAATCATTACTGGCATCTAATCCATCGGACATTTTAATATTGAGATTCTTATAGATGCCGAAAGGAATTCGCATGAATGTGTCGATCCATGTTCGCATTTTGTAATATTCACTGTCCATGGATGGGTCCATCATTTCGAATAAAGCGAGTTTTTGGAAAACAATGGCCTTGAGTTTGGCGGGCATCTGTGATTGAAGAATTTTAAGTCGATACGGTTTCTCAACAAGAATTTCTTCATGGATTTTTTTCAAATCTTTGACAACTTGGATTTGTTCTTTATTCGAGAGTTGTTTCTTAAAATAAGAAATCTCATCCGTTCCATTAACAGTATTCGTATCCACATTGATTAAATTATAATATGTTTTGGCATTTTCGATTCTTGCTTTACGAATCATTTTCCTGATTTTTTTGTTACAATGTTGGATTGCTTTAATAAGAATATCACTACCTGGTTTTTTTCTGAGTTTTTCCGCTAATACTTTTTTCAATTCAAGTACTTCTTTGTATTTTTCCTCGACATCAACTGTTGGAAACTCATCGATGGTGTCTTCTTTATTCGAACTATGTTTACTTGTTTTATTGGATTTTTTAGGTGGGATAGAAATGGATTTATGTTCTTTGATCGGGACTTCATCGATTTCTTCGAGAGACATACGGGATGAATTTTTAGGAATGTTCATACCGGTAGGTGAACGATTGGTAGGAGTAACGATTTTTTCATAGTTTTCACGCATAAATGTTTGTTCATCATCGGTGTCTAATTCTTCATTTTCGTCGTCTTCATAAGGGGCATCATCGCCTTCTTGAACGGAGTTTGAAGAGGTGGCGCCTTTGGCGCCACCGATTGTCAAAACAATATTAAAATTCTTTTTCTGAGCCGGTGTTTCTTCTTCATAATCACTATCGTCTTCTTCATCTTCATCTTCTTCATCATTTTCAGGTTCTTCGATTTTCGATTTTTTGTTTGTTTTTTTATTTGATTTTTTATGTTCTACAGAGGTGTGTTCCAATCGTTGTTTCATATTATCAATTCTTTGTTTCATGTATTTGGAAGGGTATAATTTGTATAAAGTTTTCAACATTTTTTGTTCGGTTTCTACATCGTCTTCTTCAACCTCTTCTTCGTCTTCATATTTATTTTCGTTTAATTTACTGCGTTTACGTTTTCGATTATTGACAGATTCTTCATAAGAACTTGAAGAGTTTTTTTCATCGGTAACATCTGTATATACAGTAGATTCATCATTATCATCGTCGGAGATTGATAACTCCGATTCAGAGTTAGAATCCAATCCAGACTCGGATTCAGATTCATCCTTTTTATTTCCACGTTTCTTCATACTACGAGTGATAATTACTGATTGTTTCGGCATAACGAATTGACTAACATGATATTCATTGATTCTTTAATTTGTTTCTATTTATCTATTTATTTGTTTTCCATCCAAAATAAAAATAATAAATCAGTGGAAAAATAATTTAAATGAAAAATATAAATACAAATACAAACTCAAAATCAAAAATAAAAATGTCTCTAACAACAACATTAAAAAGTCAGAATGACTTATTATTAGAAAATCTTTTAAAATTCTATTCTACAAAAGAACATCTGGATACTATGGTAAATATTGCGAATAGTGAATCAAGAATATCTCTTCGAATGCTTGATTGGTTCGTTACAAATTATGCGAAAAAATATTATACTATCTATGAAATCCCCGCAAAAAATCGTTCATCGGTTGTTATCAATGATAATGAAGGAATGACAAGATTCAAAGTGTTTAATCAATATAAATTGGAATTGAAATCTTATTCCAAATTAAGATTTGACCCTTTTTGTAGGAGAGAAAGAATTCATGTTCCTTATAATGAAGAGCAATCTGTTGTAACCACGATTGGACAATTAAATTTCTTCAAATGGGCGATTGAAAATGGAGTCATTGATTATATTGACGCGCATTATGATGAAATCGAAGCCGATATGACAGCAAATAATAGTATTACAAAAAGACGTACTCCTGAATCGGAACATTCGAATTCAGATACGAAAACCAGAAAAAAAAGAGAAGAATTATCTATCTCTGCGTGTAAATCAATTAAAAAAGAAACTGTCAAAATCGTCGTTAAATTTACATAAATTATATGATTATATTTGCTGCGATGCGTTTATAATATCTTGATATATGAGCATCTCCGTTTTCTAATTGTTCTAGAGTTTCACATTGTATATCGCCATGTTCATCTGAATAATAAACACGACGAATTATATATCCTTTTTTTGCCGGTATTTTTTTCATTTTTTGAACACAATGGAAACATGGGCGACTACTTTGTATTTTTCCATGAATGGATACACGAATTACTAACATTTCAATATGTACCGGGTTTTTATTTCGACAACGAATATTCGGCAAATTCATAATCGCATCTTGTTCAGCATGTATTCCAGGTTTTAATCCGGCTTTATCACCAGGTTGATTGATTCCATAAACGAGAGGATTAATGACATTTCCCTTTCCCTTTCCCTTTAAATATACATGCTATATGATTATAATTTCCACAGGTACAAGTATTCATTGGCATAAAATTTTCATTATTTGCGGGAATACAGAATCTCTTCTTGTACATAGTGTTGATGAGTTGGTCCATGTTTTGTATTTGTTTCTTTCACATATACAAAACTTATCTATATTCAATTTTTACTTATTTATATTTTTCTATTTCTTCTTTTGGTTTTTCTTTGGTTGCGTCTTCTATTGCCTCCGCTTTTTGTTGCGATGCGTTGTCTATTAGGATTTTCATAAGAAAAATCAGTAGGCGCCTTAGGTAAATTATATAGTTCATGAGTAGGTGCATCCGGTAAATTGTATGTAGTAGGTGCATCCGGTAGCGAATTAGAATTGCCTCTACGGTTTCTCATAGTAACTGTCGGTTTAAATAATTTATTAATTCGTGCTTGAGAAGGAGTAGATTCTTCAGATGGTTTTTCTGTCGTTTTTCTGGTTTTGTTTGTTCTATTGGCGGGAGGTTTCGGAAGAAATGCTTTAAAATCAGTGCTGTCATCATGAATGTCTCTTCCTGAAATAGAAGAACGAACTGGAGGAATATCTATATGTTCATTTGGATTGTATTCTTCATGAATAGTGTTGCCGATTCGCATGCTAGGAATGACAGGATATTCGCCAAGATTTTGAGGTCTGTGAGTAAGCGCTCTCATTTGACGTTCTCTCTCTATTAAGTGTTGTTCATATTCTTCTTGAGTAATTTCGGGAGCACTAGGCATTATTATATTTTCTTTTAAATATTGTTTGTATTCTTCTTCGGTCATTTTGGGAGCACTCGGTCTTATAGGTCGGGTTGCTTTCGGCTTGCTCAGTTCTTTCATGATAGCCATTCCTCTTCGTCTATTACCATCAGATATTCGTTTTTCTTTGTTATACTGTTCTACTTCAGGTTCTGACATTCTAGTAGTGCCTTTCATGAATATGTTTTTTTGGGTTCTATATTTATCCAGAAAAAATAGTTTCAAAATATCTTTATACCATTCATAAGTGTTAGGGTGTATTTTGTCTCCATAAAACATACTATCAGCATTTACAAGACTTTCAGGTTTCCATTTACTAAGGTCACGTTTCAAATCTACACCCTGAAACATATTATTCATATTTTCTACATTACTAACATCCCAGTTATCAATATCATTGTTGAAATTAGTGGCACTGTTAAACATACTAGACATATCTGTCACATTAGAAACGTTCCAATTGTATAGGCCACAGTTATGAAACATGTTTGTACAATGAGCAAACATATTTTTCATATTTGTTACATTACTAACATTCCAACCACTAAGATCTAATTGTAAATTATTACATTGGTAAAACATATTATTCATGTTAGTAACATGAGACACATCCCAGCGTTCAATAAAACGAAATTTATCACAGTCTTCTTTAGTTTTAATCAACAGCATGAAAAGATTAGACATATCAGTAATCTCACTAATATCCCATTCATATGGGTTACCATATCTGGATTTATATTTTTTTGTTTCGGAGTTGTATTGTAATTCTTTTAACGCATGTCTTAATTGTTCATTTCTGGTAAATTTGTACATCAGTTATATATTATATTATATTACAAACAATACGCGTCCAACCTACTAAAATAATTTATTCAACCAATTACCAAGAGATTTTCGTCGATTATTGTTTTTACGAGTTCCTCTTTGATTCTTATTTTTCTTTGTTTTCCTCTTGCCACCTACTGTTTTTCCATGTGTAATAAAGTTTTCAATTGCCTGTACAGTTCTTTCGCCATTATATTCGACAGTTCCATTTTTTCCAGCACGTTTAATTGTTGGATAACCGTCGATAGAAAATGGTTGACCGCCATTATATTTTTTTCCTAATTCCGCTTTTTTACCATCATCATTAGCATCAATTACTGATATATGATGAGTTTTACTATCATGGATAGTATTATATCCATCTACTTCTCCAACTTTTCCTCCATAAATTTGAGAAATTTTTTTAACAACTTTATTCCAATCGGGTTTTAACGATTCACAATGACCACATCCATTCATTTTAAATAGCATAGTATGGCTTTGTCCTCCTCCATGTTTCAAAGTACGATTCAGTTTCATTTATATAATATAAATATTTTTTATTACATCTAGGTTCGGCCATTTCTTTTCACCTCTAATAATATGAGTGTTGCATTATTGTTTCTAACTTATGGAAACATTCTTCATCGGAATCATCCAACGATGAAAAAATATCTCGAAAATTGTCGAGTATTTATTCATCCTAAACATGTTTCTGAGATTGAACCCGATTTCCAACAAAATGTTATCTCTCCGCAAATACCAACTCAATGGGGTGATGCATCAATTGTTATTGCTTCGTTGAGTCTTCTTTACACCGCTTTTAGGGATACAAATATCCAATGGTTCGTACTTTGTTCAGAAGATATGTTTCCTTTAAGAGACTATAATGAATTCCAAAGTTTTTTAGATGGACAGGAATTTTCTTTATTCTCTTCGATGGGTCCTTCAGACAGACGTATGAAAGAGGCTTTTATGACGAAAACACATCAATGGTGGGTATTAAATCGTAAAGATGTTGAATTCTTATTGAAAGAAATCAAACTTGTAAAATCAATCAATCCTTCTGATTTTTATAACCATGTTCAAGAGAATCGCGCATTTAAATCAATCGTCTCGAAAATACCGCCGAAAGTTGCCGTTGATGAATATTTTTTCCTTAGTTTTTTCAAGAGGTATTATGAAGATTATCGATTCACTGAATTTCAAAATTGTTATGTAAAATGGCCTGATGGTTGGGTATCGAAACATCCCGCAATATTCAATCGACTTTTACCCAGTGATTCTCTCTCATTGCGTCTCAGTCCATCATTCTTTATTAGAAAAACATTGTCGACTTTTGAACCGACGACTTTTTATCCAAAGAAAATTGCGAAAATTATTCATATCAATGAAGCCAATATCGGAACAATAAGAATACCAACAGATAATAAATCAGATTTGTTTATCTTATCATCAGTTAGTGATTTGTCGTCTCTCCCAACAGAAATCAAAAATCGTTGTATTCAGATTTATTTTTCTGTTTCCAATATGGTTGATATAGCGATGGATGCTATTAAAAGAAAATTAAAAGAGCAAGATGCTTATACAGATGTTCAACAACAGTACCAACAAGAAATGCCAACTAGTTCTGGCTCTCGCATAGCAATTATTATTCCTTTTCGTGATATAGAGAAAGAACAGAAACGTACCGCACAATTACGTGAATTTGTGACTTATATGAAAGATTATTTGGCGGGATATGATTATAAGATATTTTTAACGGAACAAACCGATGATGGACGTAAATTCAATCGTGGACAATTATTGAATATTGGTTTTGAACGTGCGGAAAAAGAAGGGTATACGAATTTCATTTTTCATGATGTGGATTTATTACCATCGGAAGAATTGCGAGAGTATTATGTGAATACTCCAACGGATAAACCGGTTCATATTGCGGCAGTATGGGATAGATATGGTTCGAATCCCAAATATTTTGGTGGAATTACTGCTTTTAGTGGAGAGATGTATCATCGTATGAATGGTTATCCAAATAATTTTTGGGGTTGGGGAGGAGAGGATGATGAATTGTTTTTACGTGCGAGCAAATTTTATCGTATTTTTAAAGTGAAAAAGGGTTCAATACGTGATTTGGAGAATATGGATATTCAACAAAAAATGGAATATTTAAAAGAGAATGATTTGAAGTTTATGTTGAAGAAAGAGGCTCTTGCACAACATGAAGAAACATGGGAAACGAATGGATTATCTTCTCTTAAATATGAATTAAAAACAGAATCTAGTTGTGGAGAATCATGTGAGAGAATCATTGTTGAATTAGATAATGTGGGAAATCCAGATCCTTATAAAGGTAATGTAGAGGGCGTAGAGGGCGACGAAGGAGCCCTCAATAAAGACCACAATAAAGACCTCAATAAAGACCTCAATAAAGCCCTCAATAAAGACCTTAAGAAAAAGCCTCTTCCAAAAGAAGAAAAAAAAGAATTCAATATAATATTAACATCTCCCGGGGAAGCCTATAAGATTGGTGAAAAATATATAAAACATGTTCCTGAAAAAATAAAAGCACCGAATCCAACAGTACCTGATTATTATAGTGTTCCCCAAGAGGCAAATGCCAGTATTTGGGAGATGTCAACTGAGGCTCTTGCAAATACTCTCAGTTATATTTTTGAATACTTAAATCATTCTTGTTACATGTTGGGTGTTCATCATAGTAGAGGACGTATTTATAAACTCGAACGTAAACAAACTGCCGAAGTTTATAAACCAATTATTCAACGTGCTATAAAAGAGGTTGCGACAAATAGTAAAATTACATCAGACCAAAAACGTTTTGTACAAGAGCGTCTTCGAACCGATGGTGAACTCCGTTTTATGCAATGTGTTGTCAAAGAATTCAATCCTAAAAAAGAAACATCTACATCTGAATATGTCGATTTCATTCAAGGTTTAAAACTCCCGGATGGTGTTTATATATTAAATTTGACAGATGCTGTGATACTTCGTAAAGATGGTATGCATCCATTTCCAATGGTGACGGGTCGTCTTGATATTGGAAAATATAAATCACGACCTTTTATTCCTATTTTCAGTATTTCCGGACAGAAAGGTTATCATGATATTCCTATACCGAATTATGATGATGTTATGTATGTCTTAGGAAAAACTGCGATTGACATGTCAACATTTCAAACAGATTGGTCTAAAAAACGCTCTCAGGCTGTTTTCCGTGGAGGTCCAACTGGTTGTGGATACACTACAAAAACCAATCAACGTTTGCGCTTAACAACAATTAAATCGAAAATGCTCGATGTGGAAATCAGTGGTAAAGGTGCGACAATTGACACGAATTCTGTTCGTTTTGACCCAACATATGGAATTGGAATGTTAAATACAGGAATTAAACCGGCGACCCGATTTCTTACAATGGGAAAACAAAGTGAATATAAATATATTATTCATGTGGATGGAAATGTGAATGCGTATCGATTATTAACAACAATGGCAACTGGAAGTTTAATATTGCGTGTTGAGAGCGAATATACCTCTTGGTTAGATCATGTATTACAACCAAATGTTCATTATATTCCTGTGAAATCGGATTTATCGGATTTGCTGAAACGAATTGATGAATGTGAAAAAAATGACCGACGTTGTAGAGAAATCGCGACAAATGCGATGAATTTGGCAAGAGATGTATTACAGTATCGAAATTTAAGAGGTATTTTTCAGTGGATAATACAAAATACATCTTGTGTTCGTCCAAAAATAGAATACTCTTCGAAAATCGAAAATGAAGATTTTGATATTCCAAAACAAATGATGAAAAAAGAGGTAGAAGAAGACGAAACAAAAATCATGCATATCCAACTAATACCTTCGCCGAAAGTTCAAGAAATTGCGAGAGAACAAGTGAAACCATCGGAATATCACCTCTCGTATGCGAATGAAAAAAAATTATTAGAATATTTAAGAAAGAATTATAGTAATTTGTCGATGGTATGTGCTTGGTATGGATTAGATACTCAATATGGAATTACGGAAACACCTAAAATCAATGATAGTAATCCGAGAGAAACCGCACATCGTGGAGTTCTTGAAGAAACCAGTATTGATATTCCGATTCAATATGTACAACCGTTTGGAGAGATATTTGAGGTTCGTAAGAAAAAAGGTAATATGCGAATTCAGATTTTTATTGTAGACTTGAATGACGCATATAATAACAATGAAGTAAGATTAAATTTGGAATATGAAAAAGAAGGTGAAAATGATGATGATACAAGTGAAAATGCTGTAAAAGTATTAGTTGCTATTATTGGAAAACAATCACAACTTATTGAATTATTATCACGTTCGAAACCCAATGATAAAATTCATGGATATCATATTGTTCCTGTAAATGACCCATTGATGAATTCATTTATCGAACCAACCTATAAAAATGAAAAGGTTTTGCCAGAGGTTCCTGAAGTACATCTTCCTCATACACCCGAAGGACCTTTTCCATTCGGTGATATAAAATTGATTAAACAACCAATGACACCAAGAGGACCACCACCGAAAAAACATTTTACACCACCTCAAATGCCTCCTGATACGGTTCCTATTTCTATTCCTGTACAGATTCCTATACAAACTGTTGTAAATTCACCGGAAGTGTTTTCATTACCAGAAGGAAAAAAGATATGTCCAAGAGGTTCGAAAAAAATAATGGTTGATGGAAAAGCAAAATGTAAGAAACAAACTCTCAAAGTTAAAGAACCTTCACCTGTACCTATACCGGTCAAAGAGCCTTCACCGGTCAAAGAACCTTCACCTATAAAACAACCTTCACCAATAAAAGAACCTTCACCGATAAAAGAACCATCACCAATAAAACAACCTTCGCCAATAAAAGAACCTTTATCCCCAGAAGTGTTTTCATTACCGGAAGGAAAAAAGATATGTCCAAGAGGTTCGAAAAAAATAATGGTTGATGGAAAAGCAAAATGTAAGAAACAAACTCTCAAAGTTAAAGAACCTTCACCTGTACCAGTTAAAGAACCTTCACCTGTACCAGTTAAAGAACCTTCCCCAGTACCTATACAGGTAAAACAACCTTCACCTGTCAAAGAGCCTTCACCTATGAAAGGACCTTTATCACCAGAAGTGTTTTCATTGCCGGAAGGTAAAAAAATATGTCCAAGAGGTTCGAAAAAAATAATGGTTGATGGAAAAGCAAAATGTAAGAAACAAACTCTTAAAGTCAAAGAGCCTTCACTTGTGAAAGAGACTTTGCCAGCAAAAGAACCATCGCCTGTAAAAGAGCCTTCGCCAGCCCCGAAAAAAATAAAGAAATTAGTAGTTTCACAACCCCCTGAATTACCTGAACCGAAACATCATCAACCAACAAATCATATTGATCCAAAATTGATACGTGAGAGATTACAATTGACGGTTCCTAATACGGAGAAATTCCCTTGGTTACGTTCTTCTTATAATTTAATGGAACTAGTCTCTCGCATTCTGTCAGAATATCCCACGAAATCAGTAATTGATGACCATCGTGTTACATTTACTCTCCGTGATGATACGCCATCACTGGTTACACGTGCTATCCAAGAAGAAGAAATCTTGAAAACACATCTGAAACATCGTCGTCCCAATGGAGATATTGTGGATATGGCAAGTTTCTGGGATGTATGGCAAAAATCACCCGCGCTTAGAGAAGAAATCGCAAGCAATAGTGACCCTATTGAAGCCGTTTGGCAACTCGCTAAAAAATATGATTATAAATTGGCAACTACATTCATGCCCGGATACGCAAAAGCATTGTATGATACTTTCCATGCGAAAACCGTTCTTGACCCATGCGCTGGATGGGGAGACCGACTTCTCGGTGCCGCATGTTCATCTGATGTGACCAAATATGTCGCCTTTGACCCCAATCATAATTTACGTGCTGGATATGCGGAAATTCTCTCATTGCGTGGTATTCAAACAAGTCGTATAGAGCCAGACCATCTCTATTTCGACAATGGTTTTGAAATCCATAGTCAACCGTTTGAAATCGGAGCAAAAGCATTAGATGCGGAATCATTTGATTTTGCTTTTACGAGTCCTCCATTCTTTGATTATGAAATGTATAATCCGGACAATCCGGAATATCGTGATTGGATTAGCGAATTCTATGTGCCTCTTTTCCAACAAACATGTCGTGTGTTAAAAGATGGTCATTATTTTGGTATTCATATAGGTGATACAACAGCAGGTAAAATCTCCGATTTCTTGTTTCAAGATGTACATAAAGTCAGTGGATTTGTGTATGATTTTAAAATAGGTTTAATGGGAATGCAATCTGGAAAGAATCGAACTGTGTATATGTATCGCAAAGTGGCAAATCATGGTCCAGTTCCGAGAGATTTACTTACACCCGCATTATTACCTGCGCCAGTATTCCGTCGCGCGACAGAAATACCTCGTGAAATAAGAAAAATATGTAATCCTCCTGTCCTTGTTCAAACTGTGAAAGATAGTGGAAAAACATTCGAAGTATTCCAAGATTATCAATGTGTGGGTGGTTCGAAACAGAGATTAATAGGAATGTTAATGTCGCAAATTCAACATCGTGAATTGGTTTATGCGGGTCCCGAACAAGGAATGGCTCAAGTGGCATTGGCTGTGGCTGGTTCTCTTTGGAAGAAAAAAGCAACGGTGTTTTTGAATACATTTGCGGGTGTAAGAGAGAAACCGATATTAACACGATTGGCAATGGCTATGGGAGCAAACATTGAATTTACTCGTAATCCTCGTGGAAGAACATTAAAAGACACGGAAAATGATGCTCGTGCTTATTGTGAACGTGACCCTCAGAATCGATTTTTAGTACCTTTTGGATTGAAAGATGAGCCGGGGTCGGTCCTCTTTGAAACGTTTAAGAAAGCATTGATAGAAGCATTAGGAGATAGAGCAAAACGTGCGCCACGTCGTTTATGGATTGTTGCCGGTTCGGCATTTTTAGTGACAGTATTGAATAGTATTTGGCCAGAAACCGAATTTCATATTGTGCAAGTAGGAAAGACAGTTTATGAAGACCAATTGATTGCTATCCGACATGTAAAATATAAGAGTGAATATCGATTTGCGGAGAATACAGAGGTGATGCCTCCTTATCAAAGCATAGCATGGTATGATGCCAAATTATGGAAATTAGTAAAACAATATGGACAAGATGGGGATTGTATATGGAATGTGGCTGGCTTACCGAATGAAAATGAGATTCGTGCTCTTCAACAAAATAAAAAT